TATCAACGATACCATATCATCTACAGTTTCTTGAGGTGATTCTTCTAACATGATAGCACCAACGCTACGTCCTTCTACTAAGTGATGGTGTATAACCTCACGTAGAATAGTAGACTTGCCACTACCCGTGCCACTAGCCCATAGAGTTATCTCTCCACTGCGTTGTCCAAGTAAGAACTCAGACAAAGAATCAAATGGAAAGGGATATACTTTAACTTCTTCCAAAGATGTAGCGTCGGCTATCTGAGACACATGAACAATCTCATCGGGTGAGTATTGTTGTGCTTCCCACATAGCTTGTATGATTGCCTTGCCTTGATTCTTAAGCAGACATTCATTAGCATCCTTGAAAGGTAGTGTAGCTATCTTACATTTTCCTGGGGGTAGAACCTCAGCCACAGCCTTAGCTGCTTCCCGACCAGGGTCATCCATATCAAACATAAGAACAACCTCTTCATAACTACAGACAAACTCTAAGTTATCTTTGATTGCACGTACAGCACCAGCAGCTCCACTAGGAAGGCTGACAACTGGCCACTTGCACTCTAGAAGTTGAGCAACAGACATACAATCTATCTCTCCTTCTGTTATAACTAAGCGTTTACCCTTAGTACTTTTCCAAAGCTGCTGACCCCACAAGGATACCTTGTTTGTGTCACCGCGCCATTGGAATGCTTTGTTAGGTCCACGAAGTTTCTGTGCTACCACCTGTCCATCCTTGTAGAATGGAGCAATGTCAACACGATCACCGTTCTTCATCAGTGATTGGTAACCATAGAACCTAGCAGTCTTCTCAGTAATCTTACGATCTGATAAACCTTTTAGTTCTCCAGTTACAAACTTAAGACCTGGTTTCTTATCTAGAACAGTAGGGGTTTCCATAACCATTCCTCCTTTGTTTTCGTGGTAGCCACAAGCAAAGCAATGCTTGCCACCATCCACATACACACATAAATTATCTCTACTAGAGTCCCGCCCGTTGCTAGCACAGGCGGGACATTGTAGTCGTTCAGATACTTGGGTCATTATTTACTCCACGGCATCTTGGCTTTTAACCAACTGAATAGAGGTGGACCTATAAGTGCACCTGCACCGAAGAGCAATATGCTGTAGAATATAGTTCCCAGTACATCATTTATCTCATTCATTTTAGAATCTCCTTAATCTTAATTTTATCATCGTTTATAATACGATGTATTATTTTACCTGCCCATGCTAACGATACAGCACCCGTGGCTATCGCTACAGGCAGGAAGAACCAACTAGCATACATTGCTAGAGCGTAGTTTATTATTATGAATACTATGCCACCTATGATTGGTCTCCAACCAAGGCGACCACCAGTTAATACAAGCAAAGCCATGCCACCCAAGGCACTTACTCCTCCAAGCCAACCAAGCATTGGACTGCAGCTTGCACTAATTGAAGTAGTGGCAGCAGCAGTAGCACTGTTGGCAGCATCAGTAAGCGGGTTACTAGCTGGCTTGGGAGTGCCAAACATAGAGCACCCACTAAGCATCATAGTTATTAGGATTAAATATATTAATCGTTTCATCTCTTTTTTCATCCTCTGTTAAATCTACTAAAGACATGATCATTACCTTAGGTATCTTTGTGACCTGTCCAAACTCATCATCACCAATACTGTCAGATATTGATATCCATTTATTATTCTCGTGTAATACAAACCCAACCGATGTCATGCTGGGTGGCTCACAGATGGCACTAGCCATGGCTTCATCCTTGGTTGTCCAACCAGGCTCAGCCGAGGTTACCGCATCTGTCCAGTGTATCTTAACTATTCTCATTCGCCATCACCATCATCGATTAAGACACCATCGTATTCTTCTCTTAGCATTTGTCTACTCCTATAGTAAAGTAACCGTCTTCGCCTTTACCTGCCCATTGTTTAATAGCATACACAGATTTAATTTGTCGGTCATCCTCCCATAGATATCCATTCAAGGAATCTAATACAGCCTTAATAAAGTTATCCACGTCGGCTCTTGGTACATCTAATTTAGTTTTCTTAGGTTGCTTGATATATAATTCTATATCTACATGAAGTAACCCAAGCATGGGTTCCCAATCACTTAACATTTCCTCTGCAAGATCAACCATATCCTTACGAAACTGTTTGTATGGTCCAGTCAAGTAGGCCCCATGTCTTGATAGACGGGGCCTACTTGCAGCGACTGGACTAATTTGGAACTCCCACTCTGGCATCAGATAGGAAGGTCGGTATCGTCGCTTTCAACAGTAGGTGTACTGTTATCAACGAAACCTTCAGTAGCATCAAAGCCACCAGCATCTCCGCCACCCATGTTATTCTTCTCAATAATCTGACACCCATTAAGGTATAGACTCATTGAGTTGTCTCTAGTGAGTACAGCGGGTGCTACACGTAGACGAACCTTATCACCACCAAAGGGAATAACGTCTGTCTTATTTGCACTAGCGTCACGGCAAGGGAACATAGTCACACCCTTCTTAACGAAAGTCTTAGACTTAACCTTAAGTAAAGTATCACCATCATCATTCTCTCTCATGCCATTGATCTTAGTTGCACCGCTTTCCTTAAGCAAGCTATCTAGCTTCTTCTGAAGCTGTGCATCTACAAGCACTGTGATGTTATGGTTAGCTGAGTCAGCTCCAAATTTATCATCGGGTGCGTGTAAGTGTGCCCACACTACGTCGTGCGTCTCTGTGGTAAATGCGGGTATCTTATTCGTTGTCATCATTGTTGTCTCCTTTTTGTTGTTCAACGTCTTCTTTCATCTTATCCATTGTTGCTTCGATATTGCCTACGATCCCTAGAAGGGTAGTAGATATACCTTTAAAATATTCTTCGAGTTCATCAAGAGGAACCCATACTCTATCTTCTGTATCTGGTTGTGTCATTACATTATCTCCATGTAAGGATGACCATCGATTACTACGCCAGCCCCATTGACTGGCTTCTTTAAAAAGTTCTTGGCATAATACATCAAAGTGTGGTCTATGTCAACCCCATTAGGTACATTAAATCCAAATAATTTATCTTTATTGGGACCCTGTAGCCAACATATGCTAGCAGCAGAGTGTACATGTCCACTGACAGTACTTTGTACCCTAATCTTTGCAGCGTTAAACGCTGGTGTATTGCCTGAACTGGCTCCAGTACCGTGGATGTATGCCACACCATCAATGATATGTTCATATCCCCAGTTCCAGTTAGGTGTACCAAAGATATCTTTATAATCCTTTAGATACATGGCTGGAATACCAGCACTAGAGCTTAGTCTGTGTATTCTTTCGTCATGATTTCCAATGCAAACAGATGCATTTGGAAATGCTTTCTTCCATGTCTTTAACTTTTCCATCGACCTGTGATATTCAGCGGTGGCTGAATCTGCATCAGGATGTTTCTGATGAAAAGATATAGCATGGTGATCTAAGACATCACCGATGAATACAGTCTCGGTGGTCTTATATTTCTTCCTCAATCCCCTACAAAACTCAAGGTAATCCTCTCGTTCGGCAGGAAGATGGAGGTCTCCTATCACTAATACTTTAGTCATCTATATCCCTTTCGTTTGGTATATACATATTTAAATCCAATCCATTCTTACTTGGTATACGGTTCTCTATAAAATCTTCGAAAAGATTCCTAACAAAAACCTTCATCATACCGTGAGTAGCGAATGATATACTCACCTTCTTACAGCTACTGGGTGTCTTGGCTAATTTCAAAGCATAAGCCAATCCATATTCCATATCTCCTTCGTTATTTACAATTAAGTGTGCCATAGTGTTAACTCCTATGCAAAAAAGTACTCTGATTCAAGAACCGTTTCCAGTTCTAATTCCCCGCGCTTTGGAGGATCGGGAAGTTTAACTCCCAATTGTTTCTCAACTTCGCCCCTAAATTTTTCTAACAAATTTTCGGAATGTATTTTGAGAAACTCCTCTCTTAAACAATTACGCATTAGGTCTACGTAATTAGCATGACACCCATATGAATCATGGAGCATGCTAAAATCTGTGATGCCATAAAATGCCACCTTAACTATAGTCAAGAACATATGTGCTGCATCAATACTGTGAATAAAATTAGGGCTTATGGCTTGAAGCGCAGCCCTAGAATTTACATCATTAGTTCTAATATAAAACGTAAGTTCCTTGGCATTAAATAAAGTAGCTAGGGATCTACGTTTCTGTTGTTTATTATAATAGTGTACTACCCTAAATCCACTGGGGGTAGTCCACTCTACGTGTCTGTTAAGATCGTTGGCAATATTCACAAGCTCTTTAAGATATAGCTTGCCTGTATTGGGTCCACCTAAGGATGTATCTAAACTAGCCTTGATTGCTCTAGCCAATTCAACTATAGCTCCGCCTAGTTTATCTTTAGATACCCAGCTAAGGTGACCTTCTTCCTTAATGTATCTTTGTATACCATAGAAAGTAATACCATAGGGCTCACACATCGTAGATCTTTTTGTTACTGATCTATCAATGGTGTTATTCCAGTGTAGCATGAACTGTTCTAACCATCCGCTAGGGTCTTGTGCCTTTAGGCAATAGTCAGTAGTCTTATCTGCCACAAACTGATATAAATCTTTAGGCTCTTCGCTTGGAAGGACACCAGTCAGCTTAGCTATAGGCTTATCACCCACTATAGCAGACCAGTGTTGGTTGCCGTTGCACTTACCATCTATTTGCACCGGGACAAAAGTAAGATTATCATCCCTAGTAATGTCCATAATACTAGCCAGCCTCTGAAAGGACTTGTTCTTTTTGACAGATTCATCAATCCATTCTCTATTTTCATAAGGATCTTTCGAAATCTCATTGATCATCTCCCAATTATCATCAACCCACTTAACTCTATCTTCAAACGCTAACTTATCTTGATCAAATAAATTTGCCAGATGTATCTTCTGCCACCACCTACCTCTGGGGGTAAGCTCGACACCGTTGGCAAAGCGTATAAGTCCACGATCAAGGTCAGAGGACTGGGGGCTGAGCAGTTCACATATAGTATATGCCCTACCCCTAAAATCCATAGTCCACGAGTGGAAAAAATAATCTAATGGTATCAGTTCTTTGGCTAGCTTAAGACGTATAAGCATGCGCCCTCTTCCTTGCTCATTCTTATACCATTGACCCCATTTTTCTTCCCTTGCTTGGCACCATTTGGCTTGGTCTTCTTTAGACCCAGTTTTTGGATAAGGTGCGTTATACATGAACTCTTCGAAGGAATACATTGGCAGGTTTGCTAGTCCCGTATTGTTTGTGAAAAGATTCTCCATCACTTCTAATACTTCTGTGTTAATAGCCCACTCGGTACCAGATAGTATATTAATACCATCAACTACGTCCTGAGAGGGACGAGAAAACTTTTGTTCTTTGGCATAATCCCCAAAAAAATTAGACCTATATTTTTGTACCAACGGTTTTCTTAATTCGGTATGTATATAACCACCTGAATGTTTTAATGTATGTGGCTCTGGTCTTGATAACATGGGTCTATATACCAGTGTACTTGCTTGCAAGAACTCGTGTCTTTTGTGTAACTCTTTAAGAACTTCTGGATGAAACTCAACACTAAGGTAACTCTTGAAGGCACGACCTCGTTTTGTTCTATGTTGTGTTAGGATTATTATATTACTGGTAGCAGCTATGCGTAGCATGTGGTGTCCATAGTCATGCTTCTGTTTAACAGTAAGCTTATGTACTTCGCCCATCTTCTTAGCAAACGCCTTACATCTTTTGGTTGTCCAGTTCTTTATAAACTTAGACTGCTTAAGCCAGTTATCTCTGTTGGATTCTCTGGCTCTCTGGTATGATATAATATCACTGGTATCTTGAGCTATTTGTATAGCTATAGTTTGTGCTAAGGGTGGAATAATCTTATCATTCTGCCAATCATAACCCCAATAAGTACTAGAGAACCAAGTGCGTATGACTGCTCTAATAGTTACATCAGCCATTTTCTGTGCACCTAACTCTAATAGTGGGGCTACCCACCTAGGTGTGATCAAGGAAGAGCATACACTATCTATCCACTCTTGATATGTATCTCTAAGCTCCTTGATGCTGGAATCCATAAGCTCTTGCTCAGGTATACCCTCATCAGGTGCTCTATTATACTCATCCCAATATTTATTACGACCGTGCTCTAACATCTCTTGTTCATAAGATATTTGCAAGTCTCTACGCTTGTCCCTGCCTTCGTGAGTTAGGTTATTCCATATCGTCATCTACACCTTCCCAGTACTGCTGTGTACGTTTAGCATGTTCTTCTTTAGTTATCCTGCCGAAGGCAAGATCCCAGTTGATGTCATATATCTCATCAGGTATATCTCTGTTCCTAGTATTATCTCCCTTGCCAGCAGAAGATTCGTATACTTCAGGCTTCCATATCCTGTTGCCACCTCTAGCTTTGTGTGCATCATTCTTTTTATGTTTGGCTTTAAGTTTTCTCCAATTTTTATGGGCGTTAAACGATCCTCCAAAATTTTGATCATTGGTTTCTATAGACACACTCTTTTTTTTCTTAGCCATATATGTATTATACCTCATGTTAACATGTTTGTCAAGTAAAAAATCATAAAAAAATAAATATATTCGGGGTGGGTTAGCTGTTTATAGTTATTTAACTGTGCACTCCAGCTGCCCACCCCTATTATATTATACCTGCGATGACGAGAAGGAATTGTTACTAGCAGTGCCAGTTGCTATCAGTCCTGAGTAGGGCTGTCATTCTCAGAAGGTCATTATTGCACCCGTCTGGATGGGGCAGGTATTAGATTGTTGTTACCTCTTCGATTGCGGTCGATTCACAGTGTCGAAGTTAACCAATACAGGACCCCGTTAAGATAAATATCTACATTTGCAATAGGCTCTACACCTGGAATCCTGTAGATAAGTGCTGACCGACTTGGGCTCAGAGGAAAGGTAACATAGATTGTCGCGGAGAGCCTCCCATTGGTAGGGGTTCAACCTCGCTAGGCTCTTGATCCGCTATTAAAGCGTGG